CAACGTAGTCCTGAACCGCAGTCTGCAACTGCGTATAGGTCATCGCCACGATTCAATCCTCACGCCATCGGCCCGCGAGCCGTCGTGCCCTTGGTGGCTGCGCCAGTGCCGCGAATCTTGATGCCCGAAGTCTTGGGGCCGGGGTACTCCTTGGCTCGCTCGTTGCCGACCGAGACATTCAGATGCTCGACGCCCTTCTCAGTCTTGCCCGCAGGGGCAGAGGTCTTGGTCTTCATGGTTCACCCCGTCTTCTGGTTCATGGCGCGGGAAAGGTTCTTCCCGTACTTCATGCGGTCCTCGGAGGTGGGACCGCCCTTCTTGAAGCTCGCAGGCTTGCCGTGGGCTTCGCTGGCAGGCTTCTTGGCGTGTGCGCGGAGCGCGGCCATCGCGTCTTTCTTCATCATGGCTCCTTCGGGCACGGCCCGGTTAGATTGATACTGTACCAACTTCTCCGCGCCCGACCAAGGTGTTTGGCGTGAGAGCGGCATCGAAACTCTGCGAGCCTCCAATCGGGTTCCAGCCCCACTGGATGGTCAACATACCTTCACTGGGGAAACCCAGCGTGTTCGTCCCAGACTGAAGCCACGTATTCGTATCAGGCCGGGGGTCGCGGATGGCCTGCGGGTCCGAGATTGGATACATACCAAGCTGAAGCTGCGGCTGATCCGGAACCCAGCATTGTGGGCACGCACGAATCTGCGTTTGCTTGGTCTTGACTACGAGGTTCTTGAGCTTCTTGAGGTTAAAACGGAACCCACAAACATCGCAGAACCCGAATGCCTTTGCGCCGTTGGCAAATCGGTTAGCCATTTAGCCACCAACGAATTGTTGCCTTGGGACGAACCTTACAGCGGACTTGTCTCTATCCTCGGTACTCGCCAAATCCCACGCTTCATCGTACTGCGCCTTCAGTACCTGCATCCTGTCTTCAGCGCCAGGAATTTTCATCGACAGGTAATAGGCAAGCCCCGCGACGAGCGCATTGAGGAAGCGGAACGGGATGTCCTGCGTGTACGTACCACCGGCTCCAGCGTCTTGGATCCTGCGCAAGCGCCAGTACACGAACGTGTACGTCTGCGAGCTATCCGGCACCGGCCAGACCGTGAACTGCGGAGCCGCCGCTTGGCGGTTGACCCAGACTTGGATCGGGCGAGCCTGCTGGAGCTTGTTGGGGATCGAAGAGTACGTGGAGACTGAAATCCGGGTAATTGTCAGATCCACCTGCGTGGAAACATTGCCCGCACCGGTACGGATCACATGCTCAATCAGGTCCACCGTATCAGCAGGCAGCGTGTACGTTGCCGTGCCGGGAGACAGGACTTGTTGACCCTGTTCCACACACCATAAATTCAAACCCCTGTTCGCCCAGTCTGCCAGTAACAAATTTAATGAACGACGCGCCGTGCGTAAATCATATCCTGTTCTGGCTTCAGATCCGCAACGTTCAAAACATTCGTCTAGGATCTCATTAAGATCCAAATTAAATGTTGCTGTTCCAGAAGTTGTCATGTTACATCTTTCCAGCGGCGACCATTAGCGATCTGATAAACCTGCTGTACCGGCACTTCAAATGCTTCAGCTATTTCTTTTGGGAGCCGGCCCTGCTTGGATGCATTTTTAATGTTGATGACAAGTTCTTTAGATAGTTTTGTTGAAGTCCTGCGACGCGCATTATCGGCTAAACTCAACCAACGCAAATTTGTCAGGTTGTTATTCCGTATGTCGCAGTCAATATGATCGCAAACAAAACCTTTTGGTGGCTCACCAACAAAAGCCAACAGAACAAGTCTATGGACTTGATGCTGCGTTAGCACACCATCTTTGCACAACGACACTTTTAGATATCGCCCGTTTGCGGGCTTGATCGCAAGCATACAACCGAGGCGTTTTGTTGGCCCCCATCGACCTTCAACCACCCTGGGGACAGACCGCACTCTGCCAAAGTTTGAAACTTCGTAGTGGTCTTCGTACCCTACAACAGGCAACCAAAGCTCAGATGAATCAAACTCAATCATGGCTTACCTAAACTTTGCGGTCTTTGCAGCAACCTTGGGAGGCTGGGCGACAAATTGTCGTCCTTTTGCCTTGCCTTGGCGTTTTGCCTTGGTCGTCGCAGCGTACTCAGCAGGGCTCAGGGACTTGATCGCCGCCTCAGGCAGATACCGCTCACCCGTCTTGGAAGACGGCTTTCCAGACTTGGTGCGCCATTTCTGCGCAGTCCAGTCTTTGAGCGACTGCTGGGGGGCCTTCATGTCAGTCCTTGTACCCGCCGCCCTTGGCCTTGTACTGCTTCGCCAGAAGCTGCGCCTTGCGTGCGGACCACTGCCCCGCAGCCGTACCTTGCGTGGCCTGCCCCTTGATCTTCTCAAAGAGCGACTTCCGCATCCCGGGCTTGGTGTAGTTCCCGGCGGCGTTCACGCCCCCGCCTTCGGCGTACAGCTTCGTCGGCTCCGTCCCGTCCTTGCGGACGATGGACTTGGGTATCTTCTTGGGGTTGATAGCACCCATGCCGCGCGAAATCCGCATGGCTACACCATCTTGCCTTTGGTATGGCCCTTAGTCACGCAGCCGTCAGCCCGGGTGACGCCGCCTTTGGCGTAGCCCTTGACCTTACCGCCGTGTGCCTTGCGGAGTTCCGGAGCCCTGCCGACTTCTCGGGCAAGCTCGTTCATCTCCTCCTCAGTGCGGGGAGTGCGGCCCATGCGCAGGCGGGCTTTGTTGATGAGATCGCGGTTGTCTCCCATCCGCATCGCTTCCATCTCGTCGGCAACTGCACGCGCCCGCGTGCGAGGCAGCTTGTCCATCAGCACTTACCTCCGCCCATCATCTTGACCATCTTGCCCTTGGTGTGACCCTTGGTGACGCAGCCGTCTGCGCGGGTAATGGAGCCGCCGCTAGCGTAACCCTTGACCTTGCCGCCCTTTTTGAAATCGTCGCTCATACGAGGCGTCCGCGTTTCAAAAAACTCGTCATCTCCTGAGCGCCTAAACCGAAGATTGCCAGACATTTCGGGCGTATATTCTGTAGGCTCTTTTGTGTCCCTCGCGGCGCGGCTACCCGTTTTGCGTCCAATAATGTCAGACACCGTTTTGGTTTGTGACGGCGCTTCCTTAGCCGCCTCTTTGGCTGCTTTCTTTGCTGCGGCTTGCGCAGCAACTCTAGCGATAATGGGTAGAGGCATTTGTGGCTCCTTAACAGGCTTTGCCGCCCATTGCCATCTTGACCATCTTGCCCTTGGTCTTGCCCTTGGACTCGATGCCGCCGCCCTTGGCGAAGGGCTTGCCCTTGGCGGGCTTCTTTTCGTCTTTCTTGCCCTTCATCAGGAAGGGGGGAAGGGGTTTCTTCATTTGGGGCTCCTTGACGGCACCACCGTCGTTATGGGCCTTCGGCCCGACAAACTTCTTGGCTACGCTGGGCGGAACGTCTGTCTTACCCGCCAGCGAGGCGTACATAAACCGGCGCTGCTTCTCGGACTGAACCGGCACGGTTACTCCTGGGGAATCCTGCGCTCTCGCAGAGTGTCCATCTTGAGAGAAAGCGCGTCAAGCCGCTTGAGCAGTTCGTTCATATCCTGGCGGAACTCTGCCCGAGTGATATGGTCCCGGGCCACCTCTTCCCGAGTTCGGTTGAGCAGGACGCTCAGCCTATCAAGCTCTTTGAACTTGGCGACCATAAAGAACCCAACCACAGCAAGGAGGACCGACAGAAGAAGGTTCCAGATTGCGATGTTTTCCATCTCAGCACTTCCACGCTCTCAGGCTTTTATTGATACGCGAATTCGGATCATTAGCCGTCTTTTCTGAAGTCAGCTTCTTTTTCATGCCGCTCATTCGGGCGCAAAATGACTTCTTGCGAGGCCCGCCTTCAGGCTGCGGAGCTTTCAACCCAGGCTTGCCAGGGTTAGCGCGGTTGTAGGAAGCGCGGCCTTTGGCGTTCAAACCTCCGGCTTCGGACTTACCTTCAGCCCTAGTCCAAGCAGGTGTCTTAGGCATTTGAAATATCCTCACCCGCCGGTATCAGTCCCGCGATGCTATCAAACGGCGCGGTTTCGTAATTTACCCCGTCCAGCTTACCTGCATACAGCGGCTCGTCCAGCACATCGGCCATCAGGAACCGGCGGCCGTCCGTCAGTTGGACCGGGGCCAGTCTGTGCTGCCCGGTCTGCGCTGCGATCAGGTGTTGCGCGTCGGCGTCGGTGAAGATGAGAGCGTTCATATGGCCGCTCCATAGGCAGCGATCAATGCGGTCACGCGGGCGTCCAACAAGGCGAGGTTAAGGTGTTCACCGATGCTGTAGAAGGCTAGGCGGGCGTTGGAATGCGCACTTGACGACCCGTTCGACAGATAAACGAAGACATCGCCCGCAACCGGCGGCTGGGATGCGGCAGTTATCGTGCTGGTAATGCCTGCATTTCTGTCTTGGAAGTTCGCACCATTGTTGCGACCCATGCCGATAAGGCCCGGCTCCGAAAGAGCGGTTGGGCTTGATACAACAAAGTTGAGTCTTGGTCGATAGCCGGGCAGCCCGGCGCTACCTGTGAACATTTGCGTAGACCCGTTGTCGCTCACCCCGGTTCCCATGTACCACCTGTTTCCAACGTTCGGGGTGGTGGCATAGATCGCCATGTGGTGGTTATTTTGCGGGTCGGCGCTGTTGTCTCTGTTGCTGTCCAGGTATTTTGTGCTTCCGTCGCCCTTCAACCCGGTCTTGCGGTTGTAATCACCGCTGACGAAGTTGT